AGTTGTATCTAAAATCGCTTGTGTCCACCCACTTGGGTATGTTGGGGTGATACCTGATGCTGCTGCTTGCATAACGGCAATCATTAAATCATTTTGTGCTGTTCCAGTTGGCTTATTTACGGTTACTGGACTTGATGTAGTTCTAGTTCCAGCAGATGCAATATATGTGGGAGAAGCAACTCCTGCTAAATTAGCCCCTAATATTTTAAGTACACTCATTATGGCTTACCAACTTCAACACCATAGATTACACCACCAACTTCCCAAAGCAATACCCAAGTAAATCCAGTTGTTGCTAGTGTTGGCGCACTTGCTGTACCTCCAGCTTTAACCCAAGTGACTGCTACTGTTGTCCATGTAATTGTAAAAGCAGTACCATCGTTAATACCAAGTAACACAATCTTGCCATTGGTAAAGTTAGTTGCTGCTGGTGTACGATTAGCACCTAATGTAATTGTTTGAATAGAGCCATTAGCAGGGTTAATTTCAAAAGCTGCTGCATCAGTAATTGTAAATATATCTTCTGTTACTGTACCAATAATTGTAGGGTCAGTAAGGGTTTTATTAGTTAATGTTTGAGTATCCGTAGGAGTGACAATAGTTTGCCATGACGGAGGAGAAGCACTTCCATTTGAAACAATAGCTTGAGTAGAAGCTGTACCATAGTTAGTACCTGATAATCCGATAGCTCCAGTTGTAGCAATTCTAACTCTTTCAGTTCCACTAGTATTTAATGTAATTGGTAAGTAAGTCCCTGTGCCAACTATAGTAGAGTTAATACGAAATTCAGGACTACCAGAAGGATTAATAATTATGTTTCCTACAGATCCATTTGCCATTGCAGAGTCTGAATATAATGAATAACTAGAAGATGTTGACGTGCCATTAGGAGTCATGCTTATTGAAGTTTGACCATTTGTTGTGCTTGACTGAAAAACAACTCTATTAGCCTGAGTAGCATTACTAAAGTCACCAGTAATGCGGTTTCCTGTTCCTGTAAAGGTTAGATTTCCACTATCAGATAATGATGTAAATGTACCAGTAGCAGGAGTTGTAGCCCCCACTGTAGTACCATTAATTGTTCCACCTGTAATAGAAACATTACTAGCCGCTTGTGTAGAAATTGTTCCCAATCCTAATGTTGTTCGTTGAGCAGAAGCATCAGCATCATCTAAGAGGGCTTTACCAGCAGCAGTAATGTCGCCACCTAATTCTGTGGTACTAACTACACCAGCATCAATATTCCAGATTGTTCCAGTGCCGCTAACAGTAATGTCACCATAATCACCATCGGAAACACCACCGCCACCACCACCGCCAGAAGATGCAATGGTAATTGTGTCTGTTGTAGCGTCAGTAGTAATTGTTACATTAGTGCCAGCAACTAGCGTAAGAGTGTCATTGTTGCTATCAGCAACTACAGTGCTTTGCCCACTAACCGCCACATTTTTAAATATGTTTTGTGAGCTTCCTAAGTCATTATTGGTAATTGTAAAGTTAGGATAAGTTCCAGATGTACTAATACCAGTGCCAGCAGTTAATGCTACTGTTTGATCTGGAGAACTATTTGTAATTGTAATAGTATCTGTAGTAGCATTTGTTGTTAAACTAACACCAGTGCCTGCTGCTAAAGTTAAAGTATCTGTGGCAGAATCTGCAACTACATTAGACTGCCCACTTACTGCAATCGTTTGAAATATATTTTGATCGCCAGTGTTAGATCCAGACGAACTACCACTAAATGTACCTGATTGTGTAGCTAATGTACCAAGCCCTAAAGTTGTTCGTTGATCTGAAGCACTTACATCATCCAGCAAAGCCCTACCAGCGGCAGTGCAAACAATTTCCTCTACATCACCAGCACCAGCAGTGCTACGACCTAGCAATCTATCAGTAGCAGATACGTTTTGTATCTTTGCGTAAGTGACAGCATCATTATCAATAGTCCATGTTGCGCCACTAGAAGATACAGTAATATCTCCTTTATCCCCATTTGCAATAGTAGAGCTTATAACTAAATTGCCAGAACCTAATATAGAACTGCTATTAATTGTTTTAATGTTTGTGCCACTAACAAGTGTATCTTGTTTTGCTGTAGTAGCAACTGCTGCCCATGCATCTAAGTCTGCATCATAAGCCTGCACTGAAACGCCAATATCGGAAGTTTCAAGCACGTTAGCAATATCAGCAGGCTGTACAGCAGTGTCTGCTTTAGCACCTTGAGCAACAGTGGCATAGTCTGTGCTTGCAGTTGTAGCTGCAGTACCCAATCCAAGTGTAGTGCGTTGAGCAGATGCATCAGCGTCATCTAATAATGAAAGTCCAGCAGCAGTGGGGTTAACTGTTGCATACGTTGTTAAATTTGCGCTATATGGCTGTACAGTTGTGCCAATAGCAGAAGTTTCAATCTTTGCGTTATTAAGATTGGTAAAGTTTGCATCGGCTTCTGCGTATGTGAGTGCGCTTCCTTTGCCAGCTCTTGTTACTATGGTTGCCATAACAATCCTTTATCTTAATGCAACAGTCATCGTTAGAGGAGATCCTGCGTACTCACCTTGATTGTCTGATACATTTAATGCATCTACACCACGTTGATATAAAGCAGCCCATGTATTTAAGCGCTCATCATTCATTAAGTATGGTTCTGCCTCACCTAGTGCTGCGTATAGCAATAAATCTGGGCAGTTTGTTAAGAATACGTTTGTTGTGTTTGTATCTGTTAAGTATGGAGGTGCTGAATAATACAGCATTTGTACTTCGTAATTTGTATCGGGGATAGGTGCTAATTGAAAATCATTTGCCAATAAAGTGTACTGCACTGGTTTACCAGTAATAGTAGAAAATGAATTTCTATAAAAAATGTTCGGAGTATTATACTTTAAAACAGTAATTGGATCTGTATTGAAGTGTATATCACGCATCTCTAAGAAATCAGACGGCAACTCTACGGTACTATCATTTGCCACTGTTTGTGTTGTAGCCACCTTCAACATAACCCTTAAACGTAACTCCCTACGCAAGCGAGTCTCAGCAAGTTGAATAAATGTAGGGATCATGGCAGTCAAGTCTGTACGTGCCAGATAGCTTGCAATAGTTGCCTGTAAATCTGAGTATGTTGTAAATGCAGCCATTAGATTTTCCCTGCCCTAGTCCTAAATACCTGATTGTCTGGATTGTTTAGCCACTCTTTAAACCTTTTCATGTCTATCACAGTAAAGCCACGAGTGATACCAAGTTTTTCTAGGTCTTGAAATACTCCTAAAGGGATGCGAGCTACCCTGTTACTTAGTTGCCCCTCACCCCACTTTGTCCTTGCATCGGTCTGCACATAGTCTGCTTTGTTAGCCTCTATAATTGCACCAATGTCTTGCGTCTTTTTGATGATAAGCTGGTCGCCTACATCGCTAAATTCTGTTGTTTCAATGCCGTTGTATAGTTTATTTGTCATAGTAGAAGGGAGATCCTAAGACCTCCCTATCCTTTTACTAAGTTAAGTCAGCGATAATGCCGTGTGCAGCTTCGTTGTTAACTTGCAATGTGTACTCTACAAGCAATTGAGTCATGTCAGAGTCACCAACTTTAGCCAATTCATTTGTTTGGAATGGGCGTAGATAAGCAACTGAAGCCATCTCTGTATCAACCAAGAAAGCCACGTCATCATTGTCTGTGTTAGGAATGAAACGATCTGGTACGATTTGAATGATACCAAAGTCACTAACAAAAACGTCAGCAGCGTTGATGATTTGAGCTTGTTGTGAAGCAGGAACATCACGGTAACGAGTAGCGATACCAGCGAATGTTGATGCTACAACTTTTTGAGCTGGAGTTACAAACAACATTGTTGGTGAACCACCGTTAGTAAAGCATGATTGCATAACAGATGAGATCATGTCAGCAGTAAATGCACGGTCAGTACCAGTTACACGAGCAACAGTACCACCAGAACCAGCAGTACCAGTAGCGCCCAATGATTTGTTAGAGTTCAACCATGTTTGCAAGCCACCTAATGTACGAGCAACAGATGAACCGTTACCATCAGCAGCAACTTGGTTAGACAAAAGAATTGCCTCCATGTCACGTTTGATTTCGCTTGATGCTTTAGCCAATTGGTAGGCTTTTTCTGATCTACGACCAGCCTTGTTAACTGTTTCCAAAGTGCCAGAAATTTTAACAGTTTTTTGGCTGATTTGAGTACGGTTGCCAAGACGAACTGTAGGTGACAATGTTGCGTCAGATGCGTTTGCGCCTTCAATTGCAGCGTTGCTTACGTTCACTGAAGCCAAGCTGTCAGTTTGCCATTCATGTAAACGTGCGGTAGCGTTAGTGCGACCAATAGAGTTCATGAATGGAGTCTCTGTTGGAGAGATGTTGTAGATTGTGTCGATTAAATCTTCACGTTGACCGATTGCGGTATAGGTTTGATATGTAGCCATTTTTTAATCCTTAAAGAAATTGTTCAAATATTTTTGCAGCATCACGGACTTTTCCTGTCTGACGTAACTGCTGCTTGTCTCGCTTCATCTTGTCAAAGTTGGTAGTCTTATTACCATTACCAGATTTCAGCGTCTTGGGTGCTTCGCTCACTCGCTTCGTGACTTGTGGCTTAGACTGTTGTAATTTATCGTATTGCATAGCTTTATATAGCGTTAGCACTTGACGATGGTCTACTACGTTAGATAAGTCCTCATCACTGAATCCAACACTTCGTGCGAACTTACGGAGATCATTGCGTAAGACTTCGCCTTTCTCTGGATCTGCATACTCTGGAATGACCTTAGTCAATTCCTGAGCCTGAGTCGCTAGGTACTTCTGCATATTCTGACCATACTCTGCCTGTTGCTCTTGAGCAATGCGTTGACGTTCAGCTTGCACAGCATACATCTGCTTCTCTTGTTGTTGCATCTCTGCAACTTTTACTGCATATCCGATTGGATCGTTCTCTTTGAGACTATCTAAATCTTCATTTGAATTTTGAGCAGACAGCATTTGCTCAATCATCTGCAACCTCTCAGCATAGGCATCACGGAGCTGCCTTGCCTGTATCACAGATTGCGCTTCGGCATCTAGTGCCTTGCGTTGCTCTGCTAACTGTTGCGTTTTTCTAGTGTAGTCTGCGCCTTGTTGAGCATAATTGATAAGCTCCTCTTGGGATAGTTCTAACTCTTCCCCAGCAACCTTAACCTTAAATCGTTTGGGTTCTTCTGGTTCTTCGTCAGAGTCCTGAGAATCTTCCTCTTCGTACTCTTCGTCTGGTGCTTCGTCACTAGCTTCTAATTCTTGCTCATCACCTTCTACTTGTTCGTCAGCTTGCCCATCTTCGGGTGCTTCGTCTCCACCTAGTAAGTTATAGAAAGAATTTGCTGCCTCTTTAATTGTGCCTGTTGGCTGAAGGTTTTCACTCCCGCTAGGGTTGGTGTCACTCATTTTGTATTTCCTTTAATATGCCAATTACGCTTGGCTACGTTTCCTAGATAACCTAGAAAATCTTCCAGCGCCCTGCAATTATCTTTTTGTCTGCCGCCATTGATTCAATAGACGCATAGATTTGATTGTAAGCGCTGATCATGATGTAGGCATCTTCTCTTGTGCCTATATCTTCTATATCACTAGCAATAATCTTGTTTACTTCAATATCTTTAAGCTCCGTAAGCACATCTTTAAAGTGATTACTAGAAAGTAAGTTAACTGCCCATTCTGATTTTGTCATATTTATTAAAAATCTTATTGTTTAAATATTTATCTGGCGTTTGAGTTATTAACTAACGCTCTAAATCCATTTGATTGCGGAGCTGGTCTTGTTGAAACATCTGGAGCTGATGCAATAATTTTATCCCATGTTGCCCCACCTGCATTAGTATATGGACTGTAATACCCAAAAGAACCTTTTGTCATATTTGATTGGTTTATATATGGATTTGGAGGTGGCATATTAGTTAATGGTGACATAGGTCTATTTTGTGGAGGAGT